CAGGATCTTGCATGGACTACATTATTAACCACAGCCGCTACCAAAGCCTTTGGGGGAAATAAACCTACCATCGGTGTAGGAACACTAAATGGACAAAATTTCTATAGATTAACCAATACATTTCAAGAATGGACATTTACATCATACTCTAGTCCCTATACTGCGAATAAATGGAGTATCACAGCAAGATGTCGTGATGTTGCTAACAACAGTCTCGGAACTTCAGCTGATATAGAATTCCAATCAGAATGGATTGACGGATACGTTGATCCCGGATCAATGTTCCTCGACGTTCCTAATGATGTTGACAAGGTAACCGGAACTATCAGTCTCACAGTTACTACCTTAGAAGCCACCGGTATTCTTCAACCTGTAGGCACAGGCGCCTTTGCTGTGGAATCACCAATAGTTACTGTATCAGCGATAACTCCATAAATTTTTCACACTGGACTGCTGTCTATAAATATAAACTGCTAATATAACTGTTAGGAGTTTTTATGGATGATCAATTAAAGCAGGCTCTAGATTTTGCCAATTATCGGCAGACCTTTTCAATCCAAAAACGTACACTCAAAGAAAAAATTGAAGCCAAATTAACCTATGGCCACAATGGCGGAATATTTAAAATAGATAGGATTTTAATTGTATTTGTACAGATGTTAATAGATCAAGAAAGAACACAGGGTGTTCCTTTATTAGATGCCAACGATAATCCGATAATGATCGATGATTTATTAACTTTCAAAGACGAGATAGTTGATAGATATTTTACAGCCACACTTGAATATTATGAGCAACATGAAAGTTTGAAAAAAAGCAGAAGTGTTGAAAAGTTATTAGATCTATGACACGAGGTGCTTTGATTTTTGCCCATAATAACAGAGACATAGACTATGCTCTAATGTCTATGATATCGGGAGGCCTGGCCAAGAAACATCTTGCTATACCAGTATCTTTAGTCACTGATGAATCTACGACAGCATGGATGAAAACATCAGGTATATATCAGAGTGCAGAAAAATTATTTGATAAAATAATTCTGGTAGAAAAGCCAAAAACAGATAATCAAAGAAGATTGCACGACGGAATCAATAACACCACAGTGCCATTCGTAAATCTTAATAGGGCCAGTGCTTGGGATCTTACCCCATATGATAAAACTTTATTATTAGACAGTGATTATTTAATTTTTTCAGATCGATTAAATGAGTATTGGGACCTTGATGAAGACATTCTCATATCTCAAGCAATAAACGATATCTATGATCAAAAGAGATTGGGATTCCATGATAGATATGTGTCGGATACCGGTGTGCATCTCTATTGGGCCACTATTGTGATGTTTACGAAAAATCAAAGAAGTCTGGCCTATTTTAACATGATAAATTACATCAAAGACAATTATCAATACTATGGCGATCTTTTTAGATTTGACACAAGACAATATAGAAATGATATTTCTTTCAGCGTGGCTAAACATATCCTAGATGGATTTGAAACTAATGAAACACCTAGCTTACCTCCAGTACTTTCGGCCTTGGATAAAGATATATTGCATTCAGTTGATGCTACAGGAAAATTAACGTTTTTGGTCAGTCCCACATTAAACGGAACATATTGTGCCACCGCTGTACAAAACACAGATATTCATGTAATGAATAAACAGAGTTTGATAAGAAACGCCCAACAGCTTTTGGAATTAATATGAACTTTGGATATTTGATCGTTGTTGCCGAACATGATGAAGTAGACTATACACAATTAGCCTATGCATTAGCGTTAACTATAAAAAATACTCAGAAACCAGGTTATGATCAAGTTGCTGTAGTAACGGATGATCCTAAAAGAATATCTAAATTAAATTCGTCTTGGGTATTTGATCATGTGATAGAATGGAATCAAGAAACATTCTGGGATGGACGTTCATGGATGGATCAGTTATCGCCCTTTGAATATACTGTGTGCCTAGACGCAGACATGCTGTTCATGCGTGATTACAGCCATTGGATTGATTATTTTATCAAAAATTCTGAATTGTATATCGCCAACAAGAGTTATACATATCGAGGGGAGACAGTAGAAGATGAATATTATCGACGAGCATTCGTAAGAAATAAATTACCTAACTTCTACAGCTTTTATACATTCTTTAAGAAAGATTCAAAAACAGCCAAAGAATTTTTTGATTTAGGTCGATACATAATTAAAAATCCAGCTGAATTTTCAAACGTGTTTCTTGCTGATTATAAACCTAAAGTTGTTGGCACTGATGAAGCATTTGCACTCAGCGCAAAAATACTAGGGATAGAAGATGACATCAGCTATGAATTAGAATTTCCTAGAGTTGTACATATGAAACCAATGATACAAAACTGGCCATGGCCGGCAAAGGCGTGGAGCGATCATGTGGGATTTTATCTCAATAAACAAGGACGATTGAAAATAGGAAATTATCAACAGTATGATATTGTTCACTATGTAGAAAAAGATAAAATTACCACAGAAGTAATTAATATATTAGAGGAGATCGCATGGAAGAAATAATCGATGTTGATCAATTTTTTATAGATTTTAAAATACCCGAACCAACATATTCGGCATTGTTTGATCCTATTAGCGGAACAGTATACAGTGTAGGGCCAAGCCATGCGTTCGATGACAAACCTAATAAAATATCTATTGACAGAGAAACTGCTGAATTTATAATAGAGGGAAAGATATTATTATCCACTTGTTTTGTTGATGTAAATTCCAACACACTAGAAATAGCCGAGATTAAGAGTGTTAATAAAATTGATGATGTATTACATCGTGTGACAGAAAAACAGCATGTGGATTTTGAAAAACCCGATGTTTACATAACTTACAATAGAAAGAAAAAAACATTAAAGTTTGAATTGACAGAAGAATTGTTTGGAACAAAAAAATTACACAAAAAATTTCAACCAGTTAAAAAAAGAAAAATCTTTTGGGATGGCGAAACAAAAATGGATTTTTTATTAACTGATTACAACGATCCTAATATCTTGTTTAAAATGATATCTATCACCCTATCAGATATTATTGAAAAATCCAAAACAATTAATGACATTGAAGTTCCAGAAAATTTTAGTTTATATACAAGACGTATTTTTAAAAATTATTTGATCGACATAAAATGAAAATAGTAGAATTTGATATTGTATTTCTTAGCTATGATGAACCTAACGCTGATGTGCATTATGCTGACCTGCTAACAAAAGCACCATGGGCTAAACGTGTGCATGGAATCAAAGGATCAGATACTGCACACAAGGCCGCAGCAAATTTATCAGATACCGAATGGTTTATCACCGTGGATGCTGACAATATCGTACACACTGATTTTTTTGACTTGGACTTAGACATGAGTGATCCTAAGATACAGGTCTATGGATGGTGTGGCCGCAACAGCGTCAATGGACTGCGATACGGTAATGGTGGGCTCAAAATCTGGAAGAAAGAATTTGTGTTAAACATGCGCACTCACGAAGCCAGCGACAGCGATCGCGGACAGGTTGATTTTTGTTGGGAAGAGGGATATAAAAATTTTCCTCGAGTCTACAGCGACAGCGTTATAACTGGATCGTCATTCCAAGCATGGCGAGCAGGATTCCGCGAAGGTGTTAAAATGACTTTGCTTGACGGAGTTCGTGTGCCGCCACAGGAAATTAAAGAACGCATCTGGTGGCATAACATCCATAGATTGCGTATGTGGTCAACTGTAGGCGCACATGAAGAACATGGATTGTATGCTATTCTTGGTGCCCGAATGGGAACATGGATGACTAATTGCACAGATTGGAATTACATCGATGTTAGAGATTTTGAAATCTTAAGAAATATGTATGAACATAATATCGATCACACTGCCATAGAACATGACATTGTTGAGCTAGGAGAAAAGATAAAAGTAAATCTAGGACTGGATTGGCCCGATTTTACTCCGCAGCAGAGCAAATATATGTTAGATTTATATGACGAAACTATTAATCTAGGACTGACCTACTACAAACAATGAGATACGATATAATCTTTATCAGTTACAATGAGCCGCAGGCAGATGAAAACTTTGCTCGCCTAAAAGCGAGATTCCCCTATGCTCAACGAGTTCAAGGAATCAAAGGCATACATCAAGCACACATAGCGGCTGCAAAAAAAGCATTTACAAAAATGTTCTGGGTAGTAGATGCTGACGCACAGATACTAGATACCTTTAATTTCGATCATGTAGTCAGCGAATATGATTTAGAGAACGTGCATGTGTGGCGCAGTTGCAATCCTATCAACGATTTAGAATACGGATATGGCGGCGTAAAACTGTTGCCCAAGAGTCTAACACAGAACATGGATACATCTAAGCCAGATATGACTACTAGTATCTCATCATTGTTTAAAGCAATGCCGGAGATCAGTAATGTCACGGCTTTCAATGTAGATGCTTTTAACACATGGAAAAGTGCGTTTAGAGAATGTGTGAAACTAGCCAGCAAAACTATCGATCGTCAGGATGACACTGACACAAACTATAGATTAAATGTTTGGTGTACTAGGGGTCTTGATCGACCGTTCGGCAGAGAAGCCATTGAAGGTGCTGTACAAGGCAAGCAATATGGATTAGAAAATAAAGATAACAACGAAGCATTGAAACTGATCAATGATTTCGATTGGCTGAGAGAAAGATTTGGACGATAAAGCTCGCATACAAAAATTCATTCCTATAATGAATGAGATTTCGCCGACATTTTGTTTGGCGAAGTGGCATCACACAACCATCTACTTGCAAACAGGTGAAACACATAGTTGCTATCATCCTGCCCCACATAAAATTCCATTA